TGCTTACTTCTTAACAACTGATGTACCTAACGGCATGAAACACTTTGTTCGTACACCATTATCTACATCTATGGATGGCGATTTTGATACAGGCAACGTTCGTTACAAGGCTCGTGAGCGTTATTCATTTGGTTGGTCAGATCCTCTCGGTATGTGGGGCTCACCAGGCGCTTAATTGCGTTTGGCTAAGTAATACCAGATTAACCCGGTTTAGGCCGGGTTTTTCTTTGCCTGTAATTCATGATTTTCTCTAGGACTTTGTATCGCAAAAAGAGCAATATATGCATAGCTACGATGTAGCTTGTTAAAAATACAACACAAAAGGAGAACTACTATGAAAGCTTGGACTAAACCAGCAGCAACAGAAATGAGATTTGGCTTTGAAGTGACGATGTACGTGATGAACAAGTAATGGTCATCGTAACAGACTGTTATTAAATTAAGGGGCTTCGGCCCCTTTTTTGTGTTATACTGTTTTGAACTTAGGAGCCGTTATGCCATTTAAAGACGAAGCAGCACGTAAGGCCTACATGAAAGAATACCATGCAAAATGGTATAAAGAAAATAAAGAAAAACGAAATGCTCAAATTCTTGAGTATAAAAAAACTAAACCGGACGGCTGGCAAAAAGCCATTGGGCAAAAGTGCCATTTTAAAAAACGATACAATATAACCCCTCAAGAGTACGAAGCTATGCTAGAAGCACAAAATTATAAATGTGCTATATGTGATAAAAAAGCGGAGGATAATAAAAGAGGGGATAGAATAGAATCGTTAAATATAGATCATTGTCATAAAACTAAACATATTAGAGGACTATTATGTCACCAATGTAATTCAGGTTTAGGGCACTTTAAAGATAATACAGAATTCCTTCTAAAAGCTGTGGAATACCTACGCAAACCCGTGATATAATGCTTGCAAATACTGTTAATTCAGGTATTATTTCTATATCCGGGTATATCCGGTTTATTAGACTGTCCCGGCAGATGCATACACAACTGATAAACTTAACTTTGTATGAAGGAAAATTATTATGGCTATATCTACAGCTTCAGGCCCATGGCGTTCGCTTACGGGTTTTATCACTCCAATCACTTACGTTTATGCAACTGACATCGTTGGCGGCGAATACCAAATTTTAGATGCAGGTGCTCAAGTTTTAGTTTTATCACCAGCTGATGGTGGTCCAGCTTCAGCGGTTGACTTTATTCTTCCTAACGTTGAAACAAACGACGGTAATGCTTGGGTAGGTCCTCAATCTGCTAAACCAGAACTTAATGGTATCCAAGGTTCAATTACTAACTATGGCGCAGTTGCTCACGTACTAAAAGGTACTGGCACACAACCCGTATCTGGTAATGCTTCTGGTGTAACTGTTGCTGCTGGTGCTATTGTTCAATGGGGTGGTAACGGTAATCCGAATGCTCCTTGGATTGCAATCAGTAACGCTATCTTAGCTGCTTAATTAATCTTGGGGGCGACAAGCCCCCTTACCAAAACTAAGGAGATTAATTATGATGCAATATGACGTAAAGTCGTACCACAATACAGTAACAGGTGTAGCTGTACCATTCCGTACGCGTTTAAAAGGCGTTATTATTTCGCCTCAATCATCTACAACATTTAATGTTTCATTCTGTGATAATGTAGCTCAAACAGGTACATACGCTAGAGTATCACCATCAACTACATTAACAGTAACTATTGCAAATCACGGCCTAGTAGACCAACAACGCGTTGTTTTAAACTTTACTACAGGTACTGCAGTATCAGATACTTACATTGCTACAGTTGTTGACGCTAATACATTTACTGTAACTACCGCGGCTTCTACCTCAACATCAGGTAATGTGACTATGTATGCTACAATTTTAGCTGAGTTTGATTGCTCTACAGCTACTTCGTTTTATACATTAATTCCAGGTGAAGGCGTGTTAGCTAAAACCGGTATTTACACATTTATTCCGTCAGCTACAGTAACGACAACAATCTTTTACGGATAAGGACTTATTATGGCAATGCAATATGATGTAAAGTCTTACCACGCAAAAGCATCGGGACAAATTGTAAGTTTTGAATCTCGTATAAAAGGTGTTGTAGTTGCATCAGCTACTGTATCTGCGCGTAATATTGCTTTATGTGATTCAACAGGCGCATTAACAGGTACATGGAATAGGCCCGCAGGCACACCCCAACCAATAACTACTACAATAACTACATCAACAAATCACGGTCTTACAACAGGCGACAGAGTAGCTATAGATTTTTCTGGTTCTCTTATGAGAGATGGTGTGTATGACGTAACAGTAACAGGGCTTACAACATTTACTGTACAATCACTTACAACGGGAGCTGCATCTGGAACTTGTACTATAATTACATCAAACAATATTATTTTAGAAGTAGATACTTTTAGTACAGTGTCTTTACCAATTCTTGTTCCAGGTGAAGGTATTAGATGCCCTAACGGTATTTATGCAGTATTAGGTTCTTCAGTTACGGCGACAATATATTATGGCTAAGAAATCAGTATCATTAGCAGTCGGACGTGGTGAGAAGCTCCCTGTGTCTAAAGGCGCTGGACTCACTGCAAAAGGACGAGCTAAGTATAACAAGGCAACAGGGTCAAACCTAAAGGCTCCTCAACCACAAGGTGGCGCTCGTAAGAAGTCGTTTTGTGCTAGAATGTCTGGAATGCCTGGTCCTATGAAAGATGAAAAAGGTAGACCTACTCGTAAGGCTGCTTCTTTAAAAAGGTGGAATTGCAAATGAGTAATGAACGTGAACTAGCAGAACATGGTGTTGAAATTAAACACATTCAATCAGACGTAGATACTATTATGGAAGACATGGATCAATTAAAAAAACGCTTAGATGGCATTGAAAAAACATTAGAAGAAATCAAAGGCGGATGGAAAGTATTTATTGCTATTGCTACATTCTTTTCGGGCATAGTAAGCTGGATGGTAACGCATTGGTTGGGTAAATAAATGAAAGCTTTTATAGAAAAGGTGTTTAAAATGAAAAAACAAAAACAAAAGGAATTACTAGATGAAATTATTAATACAGAAAGTACAGACAAAACTACAGAAATTGTTGTCGAAGATACTAGCAAAAAAGTAAAAAAAGAAGATACAAAACCGGTTATTAGGATGTTTCCAGATGCCTAGTAAATCTAAAGCACAACACAACTTAATGGCTGCCGTGGCTAATAACCCAAAGTTTGCTAAGAAAGTTGGTATATCAAAATCAGTAGGCGAGGAATTTCTCCAAGCAGATAAAGGTAAGAAATTTAAAGGAGGCGGTATGATGGACAAGAAAGATATTAAACAAGATAAAGCTATGGCAAAAAAAGCTGTAGGTATGCATGAGAAACAACTTCATGGTGGTAAGAAGTCAGACTTAGCTAAGCTTAAATCAGGTGGTATGACTAAGATGAAAGCAGGTGGATCATGCTATTCTAAAGGTGGCCAACTTTCTAAAGCTAACGGTATTGCTGTTAAAGGTAAAACTAAAGGAAAGATAATTTAATCATGGATAAAATTAAAAAGTCTAAAATGGAAAAGAAACAAATTGAAATGCAACTTAGTGGACCTGAAGCTAAAATGAGACGTAAACTTATGGAATCTGCTATGTTACAAGATCAAGGCGTTCCACCAATTGCTCCTTCAAGATTACAACCAATGGCTCCAGAACCCCCAATAGCAGCGCCAATGCCTCCACAAGGAGCACCAATGAAAAAAGGCGGCAAAGTTAAATGTATGTCTAAAGGCGGTTCTACCGCATCTAAACGTGCAGATGGTATTGCTGTAAAAGGTAAAACAAAAGGCAGAATGATTTAAGGAGAACATTATGGGCGGCGTAGTTAGCGGAATAGGTAATGCAATAGGAGACGTAGTAGGCGGAGTTGGTGGCGTAGTTAGCGGTGTAGCTAACCAAATTCCAGTGGTTGGACCTTATGTTGGCCCTATCGTAGGTGGTATGACTGGTGGCCCACTAGGCTTTGCTACGTCATTAGCAGGCAACGCGCTTCAAGGTAATTACGGAGGTGGCGGTGGCGGTGGCGGAGGCGGTGCAAGTTCTGCTCCTACGTATGCTCAACCTGGTTTTAACTATGGCAACCAAACATATCAATATGGTAGTAACCCGGTAGATGCGTCTAAATATTTTATTACTGGCGACAAAGGCGTTTACAATTTACTTCCAGCGTTAGGTCAAATTAATGCAGGACAAGAATCATCTCTTTATCGCCTTAATAGACTTAATGATAGCAGAACTAAAAGATTTAATGCAATGGGTGCCGCTAATGCTTACACACCTTACGAAGCATACCAAGACATTCAAGCTCAAATGGCAAACGACCCAACTGCATTAGCCGCGTTTAATAAAGCTTATAGACCAGCTACGATGGGTTCTTCAAACATTAAATTACCTGGTGTACTTGGTGGCCATAGTATTCCAATTGGCCCATCTCCAAATAGTCCGTTAGGTCAATTTAATGCCACTACGCCTAATCCGTACGGCCAATATGTTAATTTTGGATTAAACAAAACTCTACCTAGTCAATCAAGTACTAATCCCAATTCTTACTATAGTGACTTGGCTAAGTATGCTACTGAAAATAAAAACCCATTCTTCTTACCTTTTGAAACAGCACAAGGCGCCACACCGTTAGGTTTTACTCCGTCTCAAAATGCGTTGGGGGCAATTGATTCATCACCTTATTTAAGTGGATACCAAAACGCCGCGCAACAACAAGAAAAATATCTTAGAGACCAACAAAAAGCACAACAAGCTCAACAAGAAGCTCAACGACAAGCCCAAGAACAAGCAAGACGAGCTAATAGACCTACACCTGTAAGACCTACAACACCTACTACACCTACTACACCTGTAAGACCTACTACACCTACAACGCCTACACCTGTAGCACCTCCGTCTTACCCAGGTATTATTACAACGCCATATACACCGCCATCTAGAATGGCACAAGGTGGAATCGCAATATTAAGGAGAAAAAAATGAGACCTTCACGTGGTATGGGCGCAATAAAAAAGACTAAGATACCTAGTGCTACTGAGAACACTATGCCTAAGGGCGTGGTTAAAAAACGTCGTGACAACACAGACTTTACTCAGTATAAAGAAGGCGGACCTGTAGGTTTATATGCAAATATAAATGCTAGAAAAAAACAAGGTATTTCAAGATCAAAATCTAAATCTACAATAACGCCAAAAGCATATGCAAACATGAAAGCTGGATTTCCAAAGGGTAAAAAATAATGGTAGATAGAACCACAGGCACGAGCACTTTTAACTTAGATTTAAACAATCTCGTTGAAGACGCATTTGAACGTTGTGGACAAGAGTTACGTACTGGGTATGACTTAAGAACTGCACGTCGTTCACTCAATATTATGACAGCTGAATGGGCTAATCGTGGTATTAACTTGTGGACTGTAGAACCTGGTCAAATTACGTTAAACCAAAACCAAATTATGTATGCATTACCTGTAGACACGGTTGACTTGCTTGACATGGTAACAAGAACAGGCTCAGGACAAAACCAACAAGACATTAATATCAATCGTATTAGTGAATCAACATACATCACTATACCTAATAAAAATGCTACAGGACGTCCTATCCAAGTATGGATTAATAGACAAAGTGGTCAAGAGAACCCTACTACAATTACTTTAAACGAGACTTTAACTGCCACTGCATCTACAGCAGCTAACCCAGAAACAATTACATTATCATCGACCGCAGGCTTAGCTCAATTTGGTTTTATTAAAATAGACAATGAAACGATTCAATATGGTGGTGTAAGCGGTAATACAATAACAGGGTGTATCAGAGCGGTAAATAATACTACACTAGCTGGTCACTCAATTGGTGCTAGAGTCTATGTACAAAATTTACCTACAGTCAATATATGGCCAGCACCTGATCAAAGTAATTTTTATCAGTTTGTTTACTACAGATTAAGACGCATACAAGATGCGGGTACAGGTATGAACGTAGAAGATATTCCGTTTAGATTTATTCCATGCATGGTAGCAGGATTAGCTTACTATTTAAGTCTTAAATTACCTGGCGCTGAAATGAGAATTGACATGTTAAAAGCAGCATATGAAGAAGCATTTCAATTAGCAGCTGACGAGGATAGAGAAAAAGCATCAGTAAGGTTTGTACCTCGTGAAATGTTCTATCACGGATAATTAAATGCCTAGTAAATATTCAAGTGGTAAAAATGCCATATCGCAATGTGATCGCTGTGGGTTTAGATATAAGTTAAAACAATTAAAACGCTTAGTTATTAAGACAAAAAATGTTAATATACTGGTATGCCCAGAATGCTGGGAACCGGATCAGCCGCAGTTAAGTTTAGGCTTATATCCAGTAAATGATCCGCAGGCGGTAAGAAACCCAAGACCTGATAGTCCAAGTTATTATCAATCTGGGTTAAATGGACTACAAATAACAGAAACTACAGGTACTTCTATCGATGCAACAGGTGTACCAACATTAGGTAGTAGAATAATACAGTGGGGCTGGGCTCCCGTAGGTGGATCAAGATTAAATGATGCTGGGTTAACACCTAATGATTTAGTAGGAATAGGCAACGTAGGTACGGTAACAGTAACAACAACATAAGGAGAAGTATATGGGATTTAGATCAGCAGCTGACGGTATTGCTAAACAAGGTAAAACCAAAGGTAAAAATTTAGGTAATGATGGCGCTTCAGTAGGCATTGAAAAAGGACCAAAACACGCAGGTTCTAAAGGTGGTAAATCTAATGCAGATATGAAGAAAATGGGCCGCGGCTTAGCTAAAATTGCAGCACAGAAAAAAGGATAATAATCATGGCTAAAGATAATAGATCAGCAGCACAATCAACAGGTACTGAGTTTTTTCCTGGTGATACTGCACAACCATTAGAAAAGTATATTCAACCAAGAGTAAATCCAAATAGTACAGATATTCAAGTTTCTCAAGATCCTAACACATTAAAGTCACAAGACCTTGATTTTAAAACAGCTAGACAACGTGTTAGCGCAGGAGATCCTGGTTCTAAAGCTATTAATCGAAATGGTGAAGTTACTATTCGTGGATGTGGTGCAGCTACTAAAGGTACTAAAGCTCGCGGTCCAATGGCGTAATAAATGAATTACTCCCAGTTAGTTGCAGAGATACAAAGTTATACTGAGAATACGTTTCAAACCGTAGATATAAATACGTTTATAACTCAAGCTGAACAACGTATATACAACTCAGTACAACTCCCTGCGCTTCGTAAAAATGTGACAGGTACTACAACCTCTGGAAATAAGTATTTAGCTATACCTACTGGGTGGTTAGCTACGTTTAGCTTAGCTGTATTTGGTGCCGACAATGAATATAAATATCTATTAAATAAAGATGTAAACTTTATTAGGCAATCTTTTCCTGATACAGATGCAGACTTTTATGGAGAGCCACAATACTATGCTGTTTTTGATAACACAGCGTTTATATTAGGCCCGACACCCGATGCTAATTACAATGTAGAACTACATTACTTTTATTATCCTGAGTCTATTACTACAGTAGTAGGTGGCCAAACTTGGTTAGGCGATAATTTTAGTTCTGCATTATTATACGGATCATTATTAGAAGCATATACCTACATGAAGGGTGAAGCAGATGTAATTGCTCAATATCAAAAACGTTATGACGAAGCTATGGCATTGTTGAAACAACTTGCAGACGGTAAAGATAGACAAGATGCTTATAGATCAGGTCAAGTAAGGTACCCAGTTCAATGATTTTAGGACAAGCACAGACCACTACATTTAAACTAAATCTATTAAAAGGTTTAGAGAATTTTTTTACTGGTTCACCTTATACATATAAAATAGCTTTGTATGATGCAACGGCTACAATTAATAGTGAAACAACTGCATATACAACAACTAACGAAATTACAGGTACAGGCTACACCGCAGGGGGAGAAGTTTTATCTCCTTCATTAGGTAGTGATACTAGTAATAATACAGCATATGTTACGTTTGCTAATGTTACATGGAGCCCTGCAAATTTTACAGCAGCCGGAGCTTTAATATATAATAGCACTACAAATGCATCGGTTGCAGTATTAAATTTTGGAGCTGTTAAAACAGCAACAAATACATTCACAATAACGTTTCCTACGGCAACATCAACCAGTGCAATATTAAGAATTAATTAAGGAGAAAGACATGATTAAAGAAACAGGCGGATTCGGTGATAATGCTATGATCACATTAAATGCCGGAGCTCAAGCAAATGAAACAGTCGGTATAGAAGGCCACTATAAAGTTACATGCCGTGACAAAGAAGGCAATTTAAAATGGGAAGAATCATTTCCTAATCTAGTTAACGCTGTAGGTAAAGAGTTATTACTTAATACACTACTTCGTACATCTGGTACATATACAACAGTAGGACCATTTTTAGGTTTAATTGGTGGCGCTACTCCGACATTTGGTACAGGCTCTGATACTGGAACATCTCACGCTGGTTGGACAGAATTTACTAACTATACAGTGGGTGGTTCAGCAGTGCGTGGTACAGCAGTATTTTCAGCTTCAACATCAACAGGATCAACACCATCTAATGTGACTACTTGTTCTGCAACAGCTATTACTTACACTATTACAGGTGCTGGCGGTACAGTAAGTGGTTGCTTCTTAGTCACAGGTTCTGGTGCTGTAAGTACTCAAAGCTCCACTGCAGGTGTATTGTATTCAGCGGGTGCTTTTGCAGTGGCTAAAATTACAACAGCTGGTGATACCGTAGCAGTTACATACTCAACTACAGCAACAAGCTAAGGAGCCTTAAATGGCTCTTGTATTAAAAGACCGTGTACAAGAAACATCCACGACGAGTGGTACAGGTACACTTACGTTATCAGGAGCAGTATCAGGATTTCAAACATTCTCTACTGCAATTGGTAATGGCAATACTACATTCTATACCATATATGACAATACGGCGTATGTATGGGAAGTAGGTATTGGTACTGTAGGTGCAGGCACTTTAGCTCGTACTACTGTTTTATCTAATTCATCTGGTACAACATCTCGTATTAACTTGGCTGGAAATACAGCTTTTGTATTTTGTACATATCCTTCTGAAAAATCTATTAACTACGATGCTAATGATGTTGCAACTATTGGTGAAGTACTTGGGTATTCTGATACAGGAATTGTCGGGTCTTTTACGTCTACTGTTGCTGGCTACAACCAAGTTGTTGTTCAAAATAAAAGCACCGCTACTAACGCGTCATCTAACTTAAATGTATCTAATGACGCAGGAACTGCAGGAACTAACTATGCTGAATTAGGCATTAACTCATCTACTTTTACAGGTTCTGGTTCATTTAATATTGCTGGTGCATCTTACGTAGCATCTGCTTCTACTGATTTAACAATTGGTACATATGGTGCTTATAGTGTTCACTTTGTAACCAATAGTAGTACAACTGACTCTATGACCATCTTTAATAATGGCGGTATTTCATTAGGTGGATTTGCAAATCCTGGTATAGGTAATATGGCAGCAAGTAAGTTTGTGCCAGGCTACACAGCGGTTACAGCAGCTGCTGGTACTACAGTTTTAACAGCGTCTTCTAATTACTATCAAAATCTAGTTGGTACTACAACTCAAACATTCCGCTTACCTGATGCTACAACACTACTAGTTGGCACTACATTTATATTTGATAATAATTCAACAAACACTTTAACTGTTGTTGATAATGCCTCTGGATCTGTTGATATTATTCCAGGTGGCGCTGCAGGTTTTGTTTATTTAACTAATAACAGTACTGTTGCAGGTAGTTGGAACGATCACGCGTTTCTCCCAGCAACTTACAACTTTAATGCTACAACCGCTAATTTTGGTAATGCTACAATTACTGATGCCGTTTGGAACGGCACTACAATCGCTTCAGGTTATGGCGGTACAGGACTTACTACATTTACTGCCGCTAACAACGCTCTATATTCTACATCAGCCTCAGCTTTAGTTGCTGGTACTCTTCCTATTGCAGCGGGTGGTACTGCAAAAACTACATTTACAACAAACGGCGTTGTTTTTGGTAATGGTACATCTGCCCTAGGGGTAACTGCAGTAGGGACTACAGGACAAGTTCTTATAGCTACAACAGGAAGCGCTCCTACATGGGGGGCAATTCCAACTACAGGCGCTGTTACATCTATTAGTTTTGGCGCTACAGGATTAACTCCTAATACAGCAACTACAGGCGTGGTTACGGTAGCGGGCACTTTAGGTATAGCATATGGAGGTACAGGTTCTACTACTGCATCAACAGCATTCAATGCTTTAAGTCCATTAACTACACAAGGTGACACACTTTATGGCGGAACAAGCGGTGCAGGAACAAGATTAGCTATAGGCACAGCAGGGCAAGTATTAACAGTAAATTCTGGTGCAACAGCTCCACAATGGTCTACTCCAGCAAGTAATGTATCATCATTTCAAACTTCATTAAGTGGACTTACACCAAGTACAGCTACAACAGGTGCAGTTACTTTAGCAGGCACATTAGGTCCTACATCAGGTGGTACAGGGTTATCTTCTTACACTCAAGGCGATCTTATTTATGCTTCAGCTACAAATACACTAAGTAGATTAGCTGACGTAGCAACAGGTAATGCATTAATTTCAGGTGGGGTTGCTGGGGACCCGTTATGGGGTAAAATTGATTTAACTACGCATGTGTCAGGCACATTACCCACAGCTAACGGCGGTACTAATTTAACATCGTTTACATCAGGTGGCGCTTTATATGCCACATCAACATCAGCTTTAACTACAGGAACATTACCCATAACTTCAGGTGGTACAGGAGCAACTACAGCTGCAGCAGCTTTTGATGCACTAAACCCTATGACAACGTTAGGGGATATAATATATGAGGGCACAGGACCCACTGCTACAAGATTAGGTATCGGATCTACAAATCAAGTTTTAACAGTTGTGGGTGGTATTCCTGCATGGGCAGCTACACAAAGTAATATGGTTTACCCTGGAGCTGGTATTGCAGTATCTACGGGTTCTGCATGGGCTACTTCTCTAACAGATAATTCATCTAACTGGAATACAGCTTATTCTGAAAGACAACAATGGGATGGTGGAGCTACTAATCTTGTAGCAGCTACTGGAAGAACATCATTAGGGCTTGGTACTGCAGCTACAATGACTGGTCCTTCAGGAACTATTGTAGGTACAACAGATACACAAACTCTTACTAATAAACGCATAACGCCTAGAGTATCTACTACAGCATCTAGTGCGACACCAACAATAAATACTGATACTACAGACCAATTTGGTTTAACTGCTCAAGCTGTAAACATTACATCATTTACTACAAATTTATCAGGCACGCCCACAGACGGTCAAAAGTTATGGATTTATATTGTAGGAACAGCCGCTAGAACAATTACATGGGGCGCGTCTTTTGAAGCCTCTGTAGTAGCATTACCAACAACAACAGTAACAACTAATCGTTTAGATGTAGGCTTTGTATGGAACGCTGCTACTTCTAAATGGCGCTGTGTAGCAACAGCATAATAATAGTGCGTAGAGGTAATTAAATGTTTGGATACGCTTCATTTGCCGAGGTACCGTTTGCTGCGCTGCCTTCAGGAGGAGGGGCTAGTTTTTTTGAGTCATTAACTGAAAACTTTGGTATAGCTGATAATAATGCTCAAGTTTGGGGTTTTACACAAAGTATTACTGAACCTATAACTGAAATAGATGACTTTAATTCACTAGGTGCTTTATTCATTGGAACTCTTAATGAACTTATAAGTGTAAATGATGTTAGATCAGATCAGTTTAACTTCTTACAAAGTATTACTGAGAATCAAACAGTAGAAAATCAACAAACAATATCAGCTGGGTTCTCACAAAGTGTTACAGAAAATGTTAATTTAAATGATGTACTAGTACCCTTTTTTGCGGCTTTACAGTCAGCAACTGAAAATGCTAATTTTAATGATTCAGCTACACTAGCAGCTCAATATGTAGATGTATTAACAGAAAATAGTAGACTTGATGATATAGAAGCTATTGCAGCGCAGTTTGCGGTATCTAGGTCAGAAAATGTTAATTTAAATGATACACCCGCTATTGCAGCTCAGTTTGCAGTAAATAGAACAGAAAATGTAGATTTAAATGATACTCGTGCTATTGCAGCGCAGTTTAGTGTATCTAAAGCAGAAAATGTAAATTTAAATGATACGCCTACTATTGCAGCTCAGTTTGCAGTGGATAGATCAGAAAATGTAGATTTAAATGACACGCCTACTATTACAGCTCAGTTTGCAGTATCTACAATTGAAGACATAAATATAGCCGATTTAAATAGTATTGTCTCTAATTTTACTGTTACACAAGTAGAAGATATAGTAATAGAAGACGCTGAGGCTATCGGGTTTGCTTATCTATTTACTATTACTGAGCCTCTTACAGCTAATGATGATAGTTTTGCAGTTAATCAATTTGTCGTAGTAAGAGTAGAAAATATAGAGTTAAACGATGCATCTACTCAGCAGTCTAATTTTTCACAGTCAATCATTGAGGCAATAACTTTACTTGATGATATATGCTATAACGGTTGGTTTAGAATTGACGATAGCCAAACACCTTCGTGGAATGCTATTGCAACACCGGCTGGGGTATGGGTAGATATAAACGATGCTCAAACGCCAAGTTGGTCTACAATTTCAACGCCTTCAGGTACATGGACAGATATAAACGACGACCAAACGCCAAGTTGGGACACAATTAATACTTCACAACCTTGTAGTTAAGGTATAATATAAACAAAAACAAACTAGGAACAAAGGATTAAAAAACATGGCATCCACCTATAGTAATCTAAAAATAGAACTTATTGGAACAGGCGAACAGTCTGGTACTTGGGGCGACACGACCAATATTAATTTAGGCACAGCAATTGAAGAGGCTATTACTGGGTCTGCTGATGTTACTTTCTCAAGCGCTGATGTTACCTTAACTCTAACCAATAACAACACATCCCAAGCTGCTCGTAATCTACGCTTGAACCTAATAGGCACGGTAAGCGCTACTCAAAACTTAATTGTTCCAGCAATTGAAAAGCAATATATTATTAATAACACTTTAAGCTTTGCTATTACAGTAAAAAACTCTACTGGTACAGGTGTGGCAGTGCCTGCTGGTAAATCAATAATTGTGTTTAATACAGGGTCAAATGTGGTTGAAACTTCAACTACTCTAGGTACAAGTATTGTAGTTCCAGTAGCCAACGGTGGTACCGCAATAACTTCTTATACAACAGGCGATATTATCTATGCAAGTGCTTCAGGTACTTTATCTCAATTAGCAGATGTTGCTACCGGTAATGCATTAATATCAGGTGGTGTAGGCGTTGCTCCAGCATATGGAAAAATAGGACTTACTACGCATGTATCTGGCACACTTCCTGTAGCTAACGGCGGTACAGGAGCTACAACACAAACAGCATACTCTGTACTTTGTGGGGGCACAACATCAACAGGTGCCTATCAATCTGTTGCTTCAGTAGGTACCGCAGGACAAGTTTTAACATCAAATGGAGCAGGCGCTTTACCAACATGGTCAGCAGCTGCATCAGGGACAGTTACAAGTATTACAGCAGGTACTGGGTTAAGTGGGGGCACAATTACTACATCAGGTACTATTTCAATTAATACTGCGGTAACAGTAGACGTAAGTACAGCTCAAACACTTACTAATAAACGTATTACATCAAGATCACTTGCTGCTGCTAACACTTCAGGCGCGATTACTCCAGCATCTGATACGTATGATCAAGTTAATTATTTACTTACAGGATCATCATCATTCTCAAATCCAAGTGGAACGCCCACAAATGGACAAAAGCTAACAATTCGATTATATGCAGTGTCAACTCAAACAATTTCTTCTTGGTCATCTTCTGCAAATGGTTATAGAGCTATTGGTGTAACATTACCAACTTCTGTCCCTGCAGGTAAAACAATTTATGTTGGTTGTATATGGAATTCAACAGATTCATTTTGGGACGTTATTGCAGTAGCAGCACAAACCTAATTTAATACAGGAAAATAAATGGCAACTATAGTCGTCTTTCTTAGCAATATAGGAACGGGTACTTGGACAGTACCTACTGACTTCGCTACACTTACTACAGTAGAAGGTATTGGTGGTGGTGGTAATGCTGGTGCTGGTCTTAGTGCAGCTGGTGGCGGTGGCGGAGCTTACGCGGCGTCTAATACCATTACTGCAACTTCATGGATTCCAGGCACAACAGGAATATCTTATCAAGTAGGTGCAGCAGCTACAGATACTTGGTTTGGCTCAGCAACTCCAACAACTACGACTGGTATATTAGCTAAAGCTGGAGCTTCTAGTTCAGGAGCAACCGGTGGTGCTGGTGGATCTTCTGTAAATTCTGTAGGTACAACTAAATTTGCTGGTGGTAATGGCGCAAATTTTGCATCTCTAACTGCTGCTGGCGGTGGCGGTGCCGCTGGACCTGGAGGTATTGGTGGTAACGGCGGTGTTGGTAATAGTAATACTACTGGTCGTGGTGGTGGTGGAGGGGGTGCTGGACTTTCTGCTGCTGGTTCTAATGCTGGCGCAGCTTCAGCCTCAGCTGGTGGCGCTGGTGGTAACGGTGGTGGTGGTACGGGTGGTGGTGCTGGAAGTACATCTGGTTCAGTAGCTGGTACGGCTGGTACTGTTGGCACTGGTGGTGGTGGGGGTGGTGGTTTTGGAAGCACATCTGGAGGAAGCCCTGGCGGTGCAGGTGCTACAGGTAATTATTGGACTCAAACTTCTCCTCCTCTTACTGCAGGTTCAGGTGGCGGTGGCGGTGGCGGTGCTACAGGAGCAACTGGCGGTGCAGGGGGAAACTATGGTGGCGGCGGTGCTGGTGGAGCTGGTTCTGGTGGTAATGGCGCACGAGGTATTATTGTTATTACCTATGATAATACTCCTGCAACAAGATATTGGGTAGGCGGTACTGGTACTTGGAACACAACAACTACAACTAATTGGTCTTTAACTTCAGGTGGAGCAGGTGGAGCATCTGTACCAACACCTTCCACTAATGTAATTATAGATACAAACTCTGGCACAGGTACCATTACAATGACTGGAGGTGTATGTAGAAACCTGACAGTCACTGCGTCTCAAGCTATTATATTAGGTGCAGCATCATCAACCTTATCTGTGTATGGAGATTTATCATTCCCAGCTGGAGGTTCATTTAGTGCAAATACAAACGCTAATACTATTACATTAGGATCTGCTACTACACAAACTATTACTACAAATGGTAAATCATTTTCATCATTAACATTTGACGGTCCCGGAGGAAACTGGACATTACCTAGTGCTCTTACTGCAAGTGCAACAGTAACCTTAACTCGTGGAACTATAACGCTTAGCACTAATACAACCACATTAACGTGCGATGCGTTTTCATCTAGTAACTCTAATACTCGTGCTATTGCGTTTGGTACAGGTAATATTACAACTACAGGTTCAGGTACAGCATTTACAACTGCAACTGCAACAGGCCTTACCTATACTGGCACACCAACAATTAACATATCTAATAACAGTGCAACTGCTACGACTGTTACTGCAGGAACAACAGGCGGTTTAGATAGTAATGCACTTAACTTTAACTTTACTACAGGCACATATGCTTTAACATTAACTACAGGTTCCAATGTCAGAAACTTAAACTTCACAGGCTTTACAGGTTCTTGGAGTCCATCAACTGCTACTTGTACTTACTTTGGCAATCTAACACTTGTAGCCGGCATGACATTTACCGCTGGCACTGGACAATGGTCATTTGGAAGTGATGAACCTACTGTTGTCTTTCTTACTAATAGTCCAGGAACAACTCAAACTTGGACGGTACCTGCTAATTTTGGTAGTCTTGACTCTGTAGAAGGTATTGGTGGTGGTGGCCAAGGTGGTTCTGGTGGTCAATCATCTGGCGGTGGAGGTGGTGCTTATGCAATATCTACTAGTATTAATACATCAGCATGGGTACCTGGTTCAACTAATATTTCTTATCAAATAGGTGTTGGCGGTTCTACTGGTGCGATTGGTGCAGTCGGTCAAAATGGTGGAGATACATGGTTTGGTTCAGCTTCACCTACAACTACATCAGGTATTAAAGCAGCTGGGGGTAGTGGTGGAGTGTCTACAACTGCTACCACTAGTGTTTCTGGCGGGACTATAGCTAACAGTGTGGGAAATATTACGCGTGGTGGAGGTAATAGTGGCGAGAGCGGCACTGGAGCCACTGCGTCTAAATCTGGTGGTGGTGGAGCTGCGGGACCAGGAGGCGCTGGTGGTATTGGGGGTAATACATTAAGTGGTACTAGTAATGCTGGCGGTCCTGGTGGTGGTTCTGGAGCCACATTTACTGTGGCAGGAACAGCAGGAACAGGTTCTACTGCTAGTACCCAAGGACGTCCTGGTGGTGCATCGGCTGGTCAAACTGCTGGTACAGGAGGATCAGTCACTACTGACGGTACAATTGGTTCAAATGGTGGTGGCGGCGGCGGTGGAGCTGGTGGTAACACAGGCAAAGCTAGTAACGGATCTTCAGGAACATATTGGACTCAAACTTCTAATTCTGCTACAGCTGGTTCAGGAGGTGGCGGTGGCGGTGCAGGTGAGGGTACTTCTGGACTTGGCCATATTGGCGGAAATGGTGGGCTATATGGTGGTGCTGGTGGCGGATCTACTTCTAATGGTCAGGGAGCATTTGGCGCTCAAGGTATTATTGTAATTAGATATACTATTGCAACTAGTAGTAATCAAACTATCACATCTGCAGGAAAAACATTAGGTCCAATTACAATTGATACTGCTGGGTCTGTTCAACTATTAGATGCTTTAACTGTTAATACAACTACATTAACATTAACAAGAGGTACCTTTAATTTAAATTCACAAACTGAAACTGGAATTACTACTGTTACAATCAATAATGTTTATGGTAGCACAACTATTACTAATGGTACACTTAATTGCACAGGCGTTACTCATACATCAGGAATATTTAATTTAAGTGCTACAGGTCCTGGAATATTAACAACTACAGGCAACTACAACTTTACAGCAGGTACAGTAAATCTAGCTAATCAAACATTAACATGTAATGCGTTTGCTTCAAGTAATTCTAATACTCGTACTATAGCTTTTGGTACTGGTCAAATTACTTTGACTGGAAATAATACAACTGTTTGGAATACATCAACTGCTTCAAACTTTTCCTACTCAGGTACAGCTAAAATTGTTTCAAACTATAGTGGCTCAACTGGAACAAGAACATTTAACTTCGGTTCAATATCATCTCCTTTTACTGCAGGTTCAGGGTCAAGTAATCAGTTTTCATTTGGCACTGCTGGAACAGATGTAGTAAGTTTTGTAGGATCTGTAGCGTCTCTCAACTTTACAGGATTTACTGGAACATGGTCTCAAAGTGTTAATGCAGTATCTATTGACGTAGGTGACTTAACCTTAGTATCTGGCATGTCTACAGTAACAAGTACAGGAGTTGTAAGATTTGGACTTCAATCTGGTACTCAAATTATTACATCAGCTGGCAAAACTATAAATCCTGTTGATAAAGATGGTGGTGGCGGACTTCGATTAGCCGACAATTTAACTACTAGTGGAAGATTTGCATTACAATTTGGTATATTAGATTTAGGCACTAATACTGCAACATTAACTTGTGACACGTTTAGCTCGAACACGTCTAGTACAAGATCTATTCAATTTGGTACAGGTAACATTACAACTACAGGGTCTGGAACAGTTTTTAATATGGCTACAGCTACAGCTTTTAGCTTTACAGGCACACCTACTGTAAATATATCAAACAATTCTGCAACTGCTACTACTATTTCTGCTGGGTCTACTGCAGGAAGCACGATAACTAATCCACTTAACTTTAACTTCACTACAGGCACATATGCTTTAACATTAACTACAGGTTCCAATGTCAGAAACTTAAACTTCACTGGATTTACAGGTACATGGGCACCAGGCACCGCTACATATACTATTATTGGAAGTATAACTTTAGTAGCTGGCATGACATATACTACTCCCACAGGTTTATGGACATTAGCTGCAACATCAGGTACCCAAACAATTACATCAGGCGGTAAAACACTTGGCCCTGTAACTCAAAGTGGTGTAGGAGGAACAGTGGCATTAGGAGATGCTTTTGTTTCAAATGGTACATACACACTAACCAACGGCACATTTAACGCAAGTAATCAAGATTTTACTGCCGCAAACTTTTCATCAAGCAATAGCAATGTTAGAACAATTACCATGGGTTCTGGCACTTGGACATTATCAGGAACAGGAACAGTTTGGGATTGTACTACCTCTACAAATCTTACATTAAACGCTAATACGTCAACAATAGTATTATCTGATATAAGTTTTACAGCTAGAACTTTTGCAGGGGGTAGCCTTACTTACAACAATTTAACCATAGGTGGTCTCACCGGAGGATCTCCATTAACTATAACAGGTACTAATACATTTAATACATTAGCCTCCACAAAAATAGTTGCATATACTATTACATTTCCTAATGTAACTACAACAGTATCTAATTGGACTATTACAGGAACGGCGGGCAATGTTGTTACACTTTCAAGAACTGGTGCAAGTGGTACATTTACTCTTGCTAAATCAGGTGGTGGTCAAATAACAGGAATAAATTATTTAAGTATTAGTAACTCTGCTGCAACCCCAGCAAATACTTGGTTTGCAGGGGTAAACTCCACTAATGGAGGTAACAATACTGGATGGATATTTACCGTAACTACAGGAAACTTCTTCTTACTCTTTTAGGAGCTAATTATGAATATGGAAAAAATAACCAATATGTTGTTCCCAGTGATAGTCTCGGCTATTGCTTGGTTACTTACATCTATGGCGTCTATACAAGCAGACCTCATTAGTATCAAATCTAAAATGCCTAACCTTATTACAGAACAAGGTGTACCAACTGACAGCCCTATATCAGCAGAAGCAAGAGCTAAGTTAAAAGAAGAATTAAGAGCTCAGATGGGCGAACTTAACGTACGTATTAGAATTTTAGAAGAACACGATATACAAAGAAAGGGTAAATAATGTTTAGCATATTATCATCTATATTAGGATTTGCTACTGCAGGGTTACCTAGCATACTAGGATTTTTTCAGCAAAAAGGGGATCAATCTCATGAACGTGAAATGGCAAGAATGCAAAACGAACAAGCTATGCTCATGGCTGAAAAAGGTTTTCAATCACAAGAAAAAATAGCCGCTATTGAATTGGAGGGTACTTATGCAGAAACATTTGCACAAGAAAGGCAAGCACTTTATGAGCATGATGCAAAACTTGTACACGATGCAGCCCCATGGGTTAGAACTCTTAACGCAGCTGTCCGCCCTATTGTTGCTTTCACTTTTGTAGGACTACTTATATTTGTAGATATAGCAGGATTTATTTGGGCTGTCAAAACTGTAGGGTTTAGTCGTGAGTCTATGGATGTTATATTTTCATCTGATGAAATGGCTATTGTAGGTTCTATTATTGGCTTCTACTTTGGAGCTAGAACTTGGGAAAAGAAATAAGTGAATGTATCAAAAGCTGCTATCGCTCTTATCAAACATCACGAGGGTGTGCGTAGTCGTCCCTATCGTTGTCCTGCAAACTTGTGGACTGTTGGTGTGGGTCACCTTATCGGCGATGGCAAATTGTTGCCTGATTCTTATAACAGAACTTTTTCACAGGAAGAAATAGATGGAATTCTTAAATCAGACCTACGTCGCTTCGAGTTGGGAGTATGTAAGATGTTACCTAACGTGTCTTTACGACAACATGAGTTTGACGCTCTTGTCAGCTTTTGCTTTAATTTGGGTCTTGGATGCTTTCAAAGATCAACCATCCGTCAAGCGTTGCTTAGGGGCAATAAAAAGGCGGCTATGGATTCGTTAGTAAAATATTGTCGTGCAGGTGGTAAAATATTGCGAGGCCTACAAATTCGTAGATTAGATGAACGTGCGCTCTTTGAGGGTAGATAATGCCATTAAGTAAATTAGTATTTAAACCCGGTGTTAACCGAGATCAAACTAACTACGCATCAGAAGGTGGTTGGTATGAAACTCAACTCGTCCGTTTTAGATCAGGTTACCCTGAAAAGTTTGGTGGTTGGACTGTATCTAATTTAAATTCTTATACGGATTCTGCTCGCTCTATATTTTCATGGTCTACAACTGATGGGATTAACTTACTAGGTATAGGCACTAACTCAAGAGTTTATGTAGGAGCAGGTACAACACTACATGATATAACACCTATATTTGCTACTTATACAACTTCTACCACACCAGACACAGATAATTGTATTGGTACTACAAACGGCTCTAAAACAGTAACTGTAACTCTTACAGCACATGGATTAACATCACTTACTTATGTAACATTTAGTGGTATTGCGGGACCTACAATTGGTGGCATTCCTGTGACTGAAATGAATACATCTGTGCAAATCACAGTTCTTACTGCTAATACATTTACGTTTCAAGCTACAACAACGGCAACATCAACTACTACAGGGCAAGGCGGTACAGCGATTACTGCGGTATGCTATATGCCAGCAGGGTTTCCAATTACTACAGCGGGTTTTGGTTGGAGTACAGGTACTTGGGGGCGCGGTGCTTGGGGTTCTGGTTCTACAACTCCAATATTTCAACCTGCTAGACTTATTTATATGGATAAGTTTAATAACGATTTAGTATTTAATACGCAATACGATACTGTATCAGATGCAGGCGGTCAAATTTATTATTGGGTTTATACAAACTCCTTTAGTAATGATGCTGTTTTATTAAATACGGTATCAGGAGCAGTAGCAGTTCCACAAAAAGTAACTAAGGTTATGTTTACACCACAAGGTTTCTTACTAGCCCTTGGCTGTACTAATTATGATGCAACTGCAGCCCCTCCTAACTATTTAGGTACTTATGATCCGTTACTTATCCGTTGGTCTAATGTTGATCCTGATATTGGCCCTGAACCTGAGAATTGGCAACCAACTCTTACTAATACAGCTGGGTTCTTACGACTACAATCAGGCTCACGTATTATCACTGCAATTAATACTAGACAAGAAACACTTGTATTTACTAACTTATCACTTACATCTATTCAATTTTTAGGTACCGCTGAAGTATTTGGTTTACAAGAGTTATCTCATAACATATCTATTATTGGTCCTAATGCATTAGTAGGTTCTAACAATATTACTTACTGGATGGGTCGAGATAGATTTTATACATACTCTGGACGGGTTGATACACTGCCTTGTACAATTAGGCAATACATATTTACAGACCTTAACTATGAGCAAAGTGCACTTATTTTTGCAGGGGTTAACAACAAATTTACAGAGATTATTTGGTTCTATCCTTCAGCTGATTCTAACGAAATTAATCGATATGTTGTATTTAATTACTTAGAAAATATTTGGTACTATGGACAATTAGAAAGAACTGCATGGATTGATTCTGGCGTCTTTAATAATCCTGTAGGACTATCTGATGGTTGGGTATACCAACATGAAAATGGTACTGACGATGGACAACCTAATGGCGCAGCTCCTCTTCCTATGACTGCTTATATTCAATCTGCTGACATTGATATTGAGGATGGCGATAAATTTATGTTAATACGTCGTGTTATACCCGATATTAACTTCAGAGGTTCTGAAACTACTAATCCTGTTACAGGTGCGCCCCTTGTTCCTGAAGCCGATATTACTGTGGGGGTACGTAACTTTCCTGGTGCTGCATCGTCTATTACAAATGCGGAAGGACAAACTACGGATGCTACAATCGTAACTGCGACAGCAACTGTAGACCAATATACAAACCAAGTATTTATTAGGGCTCGTGGTCGTCAAATGAACTTTAAGATTGCGTCTGACACAGTAGGTACACAGTGGCAACTAGGTTTACCAAGAGTTGATGCACGACCAGATGGAACGAGGTCATAATGTCTAATGTTCGTAGACCAAAAGCACCTAACTTACCTATACCTACAATTGCGTATAGTCAAACGTACACAGAATCTTTTAGTAATGCATTACGTTTATACTTTAATACTGTGGATTCAGTTCTTAATGACTTATTAACCCCAACTGCAGGGACTACAGCCGCTCGTCCAACCGTTGGTTTACAAGTAGGACAGCAATATTTTGATACAACAATAAATAGACCTATTTGGTGGACTGGAACTAATTGGATAAATGCTGCAGGAACTGTGGTTTAACGTTGTATAGGCGCTTTATTAATGATATTATTACACTAATTCTCAAGGACTTTTTATGGCACTTCATTCTACAGCTCAAGGTTTAGCAAATTTAGGTCGACATGGTGACTCTGTTTTGGTTCATATGCAACCACAAGAAGTTGCTGGTCTTCAAGCTTTAGCTCAATCACAAGGCACTTCCCTCACTGTTAACCCTAATACAGGTATGCCAGAAGCGTTTAACTTAGGTAACTTTTTTAAATCTTTATTACCTACTCTAATTGGTATTGGTACTGGCGGTGCGGGACTACCTTTATATGCAGGGATTGCAGCGGGGGCGGGCGTAGGAGCTTTAACTAATAAAGACGATCCATTAATGGGTGCTCTTATGGGAGGTCTTGGTGGTTACGGTGGCCAAGGTATTGGCTCAAGTCTATTTAAAGCAGGGGCTCCAGCTGTTCCCGCAGCGGCAACTACGGCTCAAACAGGTGCAGCAGCAGGTACAGGCGCTCAAGTAAGTCAAAGTCTTGCAAATGCAGGTGCTAATCTAAGTGACCCATTAGTACAAGATTTAATTAAACAGCAAGTTAATTCCTCAGTAGGTACAATTCCTCAACAAGGTATGTTTAATGCTACTACAGTGAACCCTGCAACCATGGCTACAAATCTCCCATATCAAAATGCTCAATTAGGTGCAACACAATTTATGCCAGGTTCAGGTCCCAATATGGGACAAGTTAACCCAGTAACACCAAATCCTGCCGCTACACTTAATACATCAGGCGGATATAAACCATTCGGTGATATTTCGATGGAAAACTTAAGTCAAACAGGACGAGGTTTTGGTAATGTACTATCAGGTGATGAAGCAGCTTTAAGTGCTTTTAGACAAGGTATGGGCGCTGAATCTAATTTAGGTGCATTTGGTAAGTCTATGTTGCCTGTAGGTGGTGCTGTGTTAGGTGGCATAGAACCTTCTGATTTAGGCTACGGCGGACCAAGCATTGATGAACTAAAAAAACAAACTAGATACAGAGGCCCATCAGGTCAACTTAATTTAGATTCTAATTACAACCCTGAAACAGGTGAATACGAAGGCCTTCCTCCATTACAACTAGCTACAGGCGGCCAAGTTGATCTTAATCCTTCTGTAGGTGGCGGGTTATCTGATTTATATAATCGTCCAGAAGGTGCTACAACTCAATCACTTTCTAATGATGGCTATGGTATGGGAAGATTAGATAGACTAGCACAACAAGGTTCACTCTCTAAAGCAGGTGACATGTTCTATGCAGGGGGTGGCCCAGTAAGTTTTGCTGATGGTGGTGATACAGGCATGAACTTAGATGAACTCCCTTCACTTAATTTAAATACTGGTAGGCAAGGATATGGTGGCTTAGGTAGATTTGGGGATTTTAATATGTCTGATGGAACGCTGCAAGAACGTATGCAAGAGTTTGGAAGAGCAATAAAATATACTGTTGATAATCCAACAACTATTACATTCCCCGGAATTGGGCCTTTTGAAAGTAAAACGGTAATTAATCCATTTTATACTGCTAATAAAGCATTTACACAAATGAAAAATAATTTGTCTAATCGAGGTGTTGTGTTAGGCCCAAACATGGCTAAAGGTGGCTACTTAGATGGTCAAGGTGATGGCATGTCGGATTCAATACCTGCTACAATAGAAGGCAAACAACCCGCTCGTTTAGCTGATGGTGAATTTGTAATCCCTGCAGATGTGGTAAGTCATTTAGGTAACGGCTCTTCTAAAGCAGGATCAAAAAGATTATATGCAATGTTAGATAAAGTAAGACACGCAAGAACAGGCCATACTAAACAAGGTAAACAAATCAACCCTGCTAAATACATGCCCGCATGAAACAAATGCAAATAGTACATCCCAACTATATACATCAAGTTTGGGACAAAATAGAAACATTTTTTGACAGGGCGATGGGAGCAGGGACAGACGATTATAGCGTTGACCAGCTAAAAATGTTACTTACTGAAGGTAAACAAACCTTATTCGTGTTTGTAGAAGATGAAAAAATTATTGGTGCTTTATCGGCAGAAGTTATTAGTTATCCAAATAATAGAGTTGTCCATACTTCAGCTGTAGGCGGCAAGGGAATATTCGATGAAAACACCATTAAGCAATATGAGGACTGGGCAAGGTCTCAAGGTGCAACTAAGATTAGAGCGTTTGCAAAAGATGCTCAAGCAAGACTTTATAAAATAAAAATGGGTTTTAATGTCGTGACAAACGTCGTGGAGAAAAATATATGAAATTGTTTAACTTGTTTAATTGGGTAGAAAGCTTAATCAGCTTCTTTACATTAAGCTTTGGTGGCGGCGGAGGTGGGGGTCCTTCTAGTACTACCAACACTTCTTATTCTACTAACTTACCTGAGTATGCTAAACCGTTCTATGAAGAACTTTTAAAACAAGCTGGTAAACAGTCATTTACTACTGATACATCAGGTAACGTTACTGGTATTAAACCCTATGTACCATACACAGGCGAAAGAATTGCAGGATTTACTCCAGAACAGCTAGCAATACAACAACAAGTTGCAGGACTCGAAACTCCAGGACAATTTGGTCAAGCAGGCGCAGGGTTAAGTGCATTACAAGCTACAGGTCTAGGTGCTTCTCAAGCGGGTTTAAATAAAGCTTTAGGATATGCCCCTGGTGATATATCAGCACAAAATATAGCGGCGCCAAACTTAATGAATTACCAAATGGGCCAAGCGCAAAATATAGCAGCGCCAAACTTAACAAATTACCAAATGAGTGGGGCTTCTAATATTAATGTTCCGTCATTACAACAATACAAAATGAACGCAGCACAAATGGCTTATAACCCTAGTCTTACTCAATATCAAATGGGTCCAGCACAAAATGTAGCCGCTTCAAATATAGCAACACAAAATTTTGGTCAAGGTGCAGCGGATTATTACATGAGTCCTTATATACAAGCGGCCATTAATCCAGCGTTACGTGAAGCGCGTTTACAAGGCGACTTACAAAAACAAGCAGGTATGACAGGGGCTATGGGTCGAGGAACTTTTGGTGGTGCACGTCAAGCCTTATTACAAGCAGAACAAGAGCGTGGTACTCAACGTACTATGGCAGATATCCAAGCTACAGGTATGGAAAAAGCATATCAAAATGCTCAAGCACAGTTCCAAGCAGATCAAGCGCGTCAATTACAAGCACAACAAGCTAACCAACAATATGGATTGCAAGCGGCATTAGCTAACCAACAAGCAGGTTTAACTACAGGTCAACAAAACTTAGCCGCAAAACTTGGTGTACAACAGCTAGGTACTCAATCTAATTTACAAGCTCAATTAGCTAATCTAACAAATGCACAAGCAGCTAACGTACAAAACTTAGCAGCTCAACTACAAACTCAAGGGCTAAGTGCAGAGCAAGCATTGAGAGCAGCGTTGGCTAACCAACAAACACAACAAACAACACAACAACAAAACTTAGCCGCTCAACTACAAACCCAAGGTTTAAGTGCAGAGCAAGCGATGAAAGCAGCGTTGGCTAACCAACAAGCAGGTTTAACTACAGGTCAACAAAACTTAGCTGCTCTACTTGGTGTACAACAATTAGGTGCTGGACAATCACTAGAAGCCCAAAAAGCAAACCAAGCTGCTGCTCTACAAGCTCAACAATTATCTCAACAAGGCAAACAATATGCTGCTGGTTTAGGTAAAGATGTAGGTTTAGCTGGGCTCTCTACTGCGCTTGAAGGTTCTAAAGCGCTCGGCGCTCTTGGTGCTACTGAACAACAAGTTAATCTTGAAAGACTTAAAGCGCAAGCTGCAACTGCTGAAGAAAAACAAGCGCTTAATCAACAAATTAGAGATCTTGAATATCAAAAATTCCAAGAAGCTCAAAACTATCAAAGAACATTACTTGAATATTATGGTAATATTCTACGTGGTAACGCTGGTGCGCTTGGTTCAACACAAGTTGCATATACTCCTGCGCCATCTATGGCATCACAAATTGGTGGTTTAGGTTTAGCGGGTCTTGGTTTAGCTAACGTATTAGGCAGAGGATAATTATGAACATCTTAAAACTACAGGATCAACTTAAAGGCTTACCTGATAATGCACTTATTATGCATGTGCAGAACCCTACAGGCCGAGTACCAACCTATTTAGCGTTAAGTGAATTACAACGCAGAAAAGAAATGCGAAATTCATACCAAGCTAACAAGCCTGAAGAAAAGACTGTAGCAGATGATTTAGTTGCTGAGGCTACCCAACCACCCCCACCACCGCCTCCACAAGGTGTAGCAGGATTACCACAAGCCCAACCTATGATGCAAGCTATGGCTCCTCCGCCTGAAATGCCTATGCAACAAATGGCACAAGGTGGTCTAGCTGAGCTAGATGTAGGTGATATGTTTAATGAACAAAGCTACGCTGATGGTGGTATTGTTGCATTCGCTGATGGTGGAGATACAGAAAAAGGTATGAACTTAGATAACCTTCCTTCACTTAATTTAAATACTGGTGAATCTATGTCTCAAAATATAGACCCTATTCAACTTGATAATCGTCCGTATGATAGACGTATGGAAGAATATCTTAGAATGGCTATTCCAGGTTTTGATAAGAATGATGAACCTCGATATACTAATGCTGTGACTGCTATGTATGATCATATAGCACCAGGTTTAATGGGAGGCAAACAAGACCCTAATTCTCGTCCTGCTAACGCTATGAATGCTATGGTTGATCACATGGTAAAAAAATCACAAGGTATGGCACAAGAACCACAAGAATTCTCTAATGCTCCAGCAACGTCAGCTGCCTCTTATCTAGGCGATATTAATACACCATTTATGGCACAAGGCGGTCCAGTAAGGTATGCAGAAGGTGGAGATACAGAAAAAGGTATGAACTTAGATAACCTTCCTTCACTTAATCTAAATACTGGTACGCAAGGCGGTGGTGGGGGTAGTGGAATTAATGATCTTTTATATCAAATTAATGATGGCGCCGCAATGTCACCAGTAGGAAAAATGTTTCTTTCTCAAATGTCTCCGTCAGATCGAGCAAAATTTTTAAGCTCAGGTATGGGAGCTTTTTTTGGGGTGCAAGAAGTGCCTAAGAAAGAATATTACACGGGTACAGGCGAACTTGTATCAAGATACGATAATAGTGGTCCGCAACAAAGAACAGGCGATGGAAGAACTATATCACAAGGAATGCCAGGCATGGCACAAGGCGGCGAAGTTAAACGCTTTGTAGAAGGTGGCCCATCTGTAGCTAGTTTAAAATATCAAGCTGCATTAGCTGACAGTTATTTAGACCCAAGATATTTAGTGTCAGGCGCTCAAGATTTAGTATCAAGAAATTTATTTGGTTATAGAGTAGTAAGAGATCCCGTAACAGGTGAACTTATTCAAGCAAAAGATTTACCATCTTCAACAGATGCGCTTAGAAAGAAAAAGAAATCTGAAGTTGAAGAACTATTAGATAAAGCTGAAAAAATAAAAGAAGTAAAAAAATCTGAAGCGGCTAAAAAGGAGAACTTAACAGAACTTGATCCTACATTAGCAGCTGCTACATTTAGTAGAGATGCTTTATATAAAGACCCCAATATGTCTGAACTATATAATATGACTAAACCTAGAATTCCAGCTCTTCCTGAAAAGGGCAAAGTTCCGCCTAATGCGACACAAGAATTTAACCCATATGCTAACGTAGAGAAACCTAAATCTACAGTTAATACAGCGGAAGAAACAGCTAAACGATTCCAAGAGATGATGGGTGCTGATCCAGAACGCGAAACTTTGATGAAAAAAGTTCAAGACCTTGAATTAGGCTCTAAAGAACAAGAACGTATGGCACCATGGTTAGCATTAACTAAAGCAGGGTTTGGTATAGCCGCGGGTAAATCTCCGTTTGCTTTACAAAATATTGGTGAGGGTGCTCAATTAGGTATCTCTGAATATGTTGCGGCTCGTGATAGACTTGATAAACTTAATGAAAGACAACTTGATATTAGAGCTAAACTCAATCAAGTTCAACGTGGTGAAAAAGCTGCGGGTGTTTCAGCAGGTCTTACTAAAGAACTTAAACAAATGGAAGAAGATAATGCTAATGCACGTAATGCAGCTACTAATCAAGTTCAGTTGAAGACAGCGGCAATAGCAGCAGCTAAGAAATCTGACTATGAAACATACTTATCAATTGCTCAACAAGACCCTGATAATTATAAACTTGTCAAGAACCCTGAAACAGGTGAATCAACTAAAGTGTTTGATGCACCAAAAGTTACACAAGCATATAAATCATTTAGTGGATCAAGTGGTCTAGATGATGATAAACTACTACCCCTATGGCAACAAGAAAAAATGATGGATAAAAACTTTAAGATGTCCTTCCAAGAGTATGCTAATATGATGAGATCTAAACTTGGTGGTACTACTCAATCAGCAACACCTACAAAGACATTAAACAACATATTTAAATAATGAAATCTAAAGTCCAAGAAGCCCTTGAACAAGGATATAGTCCTTCTGAAGTTCTAGATTATTTAGGTAAAACTAAATGGCAATCAGAACAAGAAAAGATAGCTGAAGCCCGTAAAGAAGGCTATACAGATGATCAGATTCTTAGTTATTTAGTTACTCCTAAAACAGGCGGTATGTTAGAAGCTGGTGTTGGTGGTGCTAAACAATTATATGCATCTGCGTTAACTGCTGCCCAAACTCCTTTCTTACGGGATGAAGAAGTAGCTCAAAGAGCCCAAGCTCGACAAGAAAAAATTACAGAGCGTCCAGGTTTTAGTTTAGATGAAATCAAAAAAGCTTATAAAGAAGGCTTTATTCCAGGTACACGCGAATTACTTTCTGAAATCCCAGCGGGTATAGCTTCACAAATCCCTAACTTTGCTTCAATGGCCGCAGGTGCTAAAGCTGGTTTTGCAGTAACTCCTCCTGTACTTCCTATTGTAGGACCGTTTGCTAAGCCGGCAGGTGCTATACTCGGTGCATTTGGTGCATCTTATTTACCTACTGCAGGCTCAAACATTGAACGACAAATACAAGAAGACGAAGCTGCGGGTAGACCTGTTGATATTGATAAGCTAGGTGCTTATGGTAGCGCTGTTCCTTCCGCTTTGTTAGACGTAGGTGCGATGCAGATTGGACTTGGTAAATTCTTAGGTTTAACTAAGTTAGGTACTAGGGCATCTGAAAAAGCAGCACAAGAAACTTTAGAAAAAATAGCTAAAGAATCTGCGTTAAAATCTGGTGCAGTCGGGGTCGGAAAGCTAGTCGGTGCAGAAGTGCCTACCGAAGTTATACAGCAAATGATTGAGCGTTACCAAGCTGACTTACCACTCACTACGCCTGATGCTATAAAAGAATACACAGATATCGCTGCTCAAACAGCTGCACTTGGTCCACTAGGTGCAGTATCCCGTCTATCCGAAAGAACTGAAGCTAAAAATACGATACAACTAGATGAACAACGTCGTCAACAAACACTCGCTAGAATAGACTCAGAAAGACAACGTATTGACGAGATTGTACTTGCTGCACAAAGTGAAGCTGAAACTAAACAAGCTGCGGAAGAAGCAGCTCAGTTGGCTAAGGACTCACTCAATGAACTAGGTAACTATGCGCCAGAGAAGTCTAAGATTGCAAGATCTATTAAGACCATGCAGATTGCGTTCGACAAAGCGATTGAACAAGGTGACCTTGATGCACAGAAAAAAGCGATACAAGAACTTACAAGTGTACCAACTAACCTAGTCAGCTTAGCTACAATGCCTAAAGTAGTAAATGATCAAACATTTGCTGATATGAGTATTGGACCTACTGCTACAATAAGAAAGAAAAAAGAATTACATGGACTTGATCCACAAATTCCTGCTGAGAATGAACAGATTAGAAATGCATTAACTGCACTACTAGAGACCAAAGAAGAAGGGTCTAAGCAATATGAAGGCATTAAGAATTATTTAGATTCAATCCCAACAACTTATGAATTAAAAGGATTTACTAAAGATGAAACAACTATCCCCGAAGGATCTAGAGAAAGCGTTCAAGTATCTGGAGAACCCATGGCAGGAGAAATTGCCGGAGGAATTGAAGGAGTTGACGGAAATGGAGTGGGAGATGTTGCAACTAATGTTCAACAACTTGCTGGACGAGAGGGAAGTAGCGACCTTGCACTAGCCCCTGAGACTGTGCCGGAAGCAGAAGAGGTTATTAAGCTTCCTAAATTTAAACCGGCTATGGGCATTCAAGCCGCGTTAAAACAAAGTGGTGGTATTAATATTGAACATCTATTTGATCTTACAGGTGAACGAAGTGTAAATAAATCTGGTACTACTGTAGGACTATTTACTAAAAATGGTAGAGGCTTAGATGACGCAGTTCAAGTTGCGGTTGATAAAGGTTATTTAAATGCTGACGTATTAAATGAGGTTGATGGCGGAGTAGGAGAATTGTCTGATCTCATTATAGATGAAATACAAGGTAAGAAAGCAGTACCACTCGATCAACAAGCTGATGCAGAATTAGAAGCATATCTTGCTCGTGAAGAACAAAGACAGGCTTTGCGAGAAGAAGCTCCTGCAGAAGAAGCTCCGTTGCGTACACTTGAATCATATCCAGAGGGAACAACTATAGAGCAAGCTAACAAAGATTTAGCAGAAGCTGCAGCAGCAGAAAAAGGTATACTTGAAGCACCACCAAAAGAATTAGCAGAGCCTACACCTATTTATAACAAAGTAACTAATGCTGATGAAGCGCTAAAAACTATTATTAAAGAGGCTAATCAACCTCAAAAATCATTAATTAATTTATTACGACGCGTTCCTAATATTGGTACAACTCGATTTACAACTGCTCGAGAAGTAGCTTCAACAGGAAATGCACCAGGTTATTACGATCCTAATACTAATCATATCTATGTAAATCCTAAAGCTAAAGATCATGTACAAATTACCTTGCATGAGATATATCATGCGGCAACTGAAGCTGCTTTAAGTAAACATGTTAAAGAAGTAAATGGTAGACCTATAGGTGTTACTCCATTAGGTAAAAAAGCTGTAAGATTGTTTGAGGCGTTTAATCAAGCTGCTGCTAAAAAGAATGTAAGTTTTTATGGACAAAAAGATATTAAAGAATTTTTCTCTGAAGCTGAAACTAGTCCAGAGCTCAAACAATTTTTACAAAATCAAGAGAGCATATTAAAACTAAAACCAGCTAAAGGTAAGATTGCAACATTATGGTCTGACTTTGTTAACTTACTTAAATCTATATTTGGTGTACCTGATTCTGCGCATAGTATGCTAGATGAGATTCTTTTACTCAGTCCTCAATTTATGACAGGACCAGAAGTAACAACAGCGCCTAAAGAAGTATTAGAAGCTAGACGTGCGCCAGCAGGTATGACCCGACCAGATGGCACGCCACTTAAATATGTTGAAGATACTCCAGAAGGTATCATGGATAAGTTTAGAGAAGCATTTAATGGTGATACTAATCAATGGCGTAAATGGGGTGACTGGTTAGGTAATAAAATTGTTGGTGGTCGTTATAGCGTTGAACGTAAAGGTCTTGATGCTAACTTACCAGAAGTAGATCGATTCCGTGAAGGTAGAATTAGAGGTGACTTGATTAACTTACAAGCCTATAACTCTATGTCTATTGCACAAGCAGGGCTTTATTGGGGAAGATTAATACTCCGTAAGAGCGGTTTAATTGTTGCGGACTCAAGCTCAGGTCCTAACAAAGTTAAGATGATTGACATATCTAAAAAATGGAATGAGTTAGTTGATCGCGCCACACAAGAATTAGGTTCTAAAGAACTTGCATATGATATGTTAGTGGCGGGTTACTATGGCCCACGCTATGCTAAATTAGCAGAGTTTAATGCAACTGCAAACGCAGATGAAAAAGTTAATATTGATGAGTGGACTGAATCAGATAAAAGAACCGCTGAAGAAGCGTATAGAAGATATGGCAACGAACTAAAAGAATTACAAGATATGCGTAATGTTCAACGTAAAGACTTATTAGATTTCTTGGTTGATGCAAATCTTTATACTAGAGAAAAAGCTCAGCGCTTCTTAGATAGATCAGAATATGTAGCTCTATACCGCGTACCAGAAGAAGAAATTGAAACATTTGATAGACCTAACCTGCGGGGTAAAGGTTTATTAGGCGCAGGTAAAGAATATAGACTCGTAGGTTCTAAGAGAGCCGCGGCAGATCCGATTGATAACTACATTGAAAATATGTCATGGATGATGCAACGCGGTATTAAAAATAATGCTGCTAAATCTACTGCTGATATGATGCAACAATTAGGTGTTGGTCAATGGTACGACAGACCTATGACTGATGTAGAAAAGAAAGCATATCATTATGTTACAGTTCATGTTAATGGGCTACCAAAAGACTTTAGAGTTATGGACCCGAATGATATGGCAGCTTTTTCATCATCGCCTATTATTACGGGTGCCGCTTGGGACTTAATGAAATATCCTGTAGCAGGTTTACGCCACGGTATTACAATGATGCCTCAATTCGTATGGAACCAAGCGTGGGAAGATCCAATTCGTGCTACATTTACATCAGGTAATAAAGCTGGATTCCTTAACAATATTAAAAAAACTTGGAAGTCTATTGCAATTAATCAATTTAGTGCAGATCAATCACCTAATGCTCAAAAGCTTAATCGTTACGGTATTATTGGTCAACGAGATGTATTAGATAGTAAAGACTTAATTAATATCTATAAGGGCAAAGATAAAAAGATTTGGCAGAAGTCATTGTTCTTCTTCGAACGTATGGCGCAAGGTTCTGATTTAGGTGCTCGTGAAGCTATCTATGAAAATGCTGTAAAAGAATTAGAAGCTGAAGGTTATGATAGAGAAACTGCGGAAGACTACGCGGCAGTAAGAGCACATCGATATATGCCATATCAACAAATGGGTATGTCTAGATCATTAGCTTACTTACGTCGTATGATGCCTTTCGTTAACCCTCCAATTCAAGGTATGGCTCGTGATATTGCAGCGGCTCGAGGTCGTATAGGTGGTGTTTCTAAAGCACAAGGTAAGAAACTATTAGTGTGGAGACTTACTAAATACGCAATATTTACAGGTATGTACGCCGCATTCATGAGTGGCGATGATGATTATGAAGATCAAAGTGAAGCTCAACAAGATAATAACTTCTTTATTGGTGGATTACGTATGCCAGTACCACAAGAATTAAGACCCTTCAAGGTAGCTGTTGAACGCGGTACAAGAGCGTGGGTATTAAATGCGCCTAAAGCTGATATAGAAGACGCTGATGTTGCTGCAGCTGTATTACGTAAATCATGGGAACTTATAGCAGGCTTTGCGCCAGTACCTTCTATTGTTAGACCTCTAGCTGAAAACTATACTAACTTTGACTTATTCTCTGGCCTTCCTGTAGTAAGTGCCGGTCAACAAAGAAAAGAACCTTATTTACAATATACAGAAAAAACTTCTGAACTAGCTAAAGCAGTTGGTGCACAACTTAATTATTCTCCGATTAAGATTGACAAATTATTAAAAGGTTATTTTGGATATTTAGGTCAAACAATAGGTCAAGTTACTAATTACTTCTCGGATGATAGAGCTGCGCCTACCGCAAACGATATTATCTTTGTTGGATCTATGTTAGAAAACCAAAGAGCTACAGGTAACCGTAGTGACTTCTATGAACTATATGAAAAGGTACTAACTGCTAAAGCTTCTGCAAATGCGCTATTACAAGAGGGCGATGTTGAGGGGTATAGAGAATATGTAGCTAAAAATAAAGGTTTTATGGCCGTAGATAAATCAGTTAATAACTTACATAATCAAATTACTAAACTTAGAGAATACAAAAAGGCTATCATGAATAGCAATAGAACCCCTGAAGAAAAACGAGAGGCTATTGATAGATTGAATGAGTCTGAAAATAATATGCTTGATAATGTAAAACAACTACATAAACGAGCGGTAGAAATAAATCAAAGCTAAGCTAATCTCCAGCACCTCACACCAAGACAGCCATCTTTTATAGTAGCAAACGCTCTAACCTTAACGCCTGCTCTTTTAGCTCCCGTCTCTAATGCGTAAATGAGTGGTGAGGGTTTAAGCGTAGGAACAAAAAAGCTATCCCCAATACTCATACCCTCAAACGGAAACACCCATTCTATTTCACTAAGTAAGCTCAGGTGTGGCTCCTAATGCTCGGTCTGATAATTTAGTCGTGTTAATAACATAAGTTTCAATGTTAATTGTACCTGTCGCGTCTTTCCAACCTGAACCCATCTTCTTACGTTTTTCAATTACTTCTATACCTGCTAGTTTCATTTGATATAAGAACTCGCGAGTACTGACTTGGTTCTCTGCTAAGTGTTTTCTAAACTCAGGCTTAGATATATAGATCATATGTGTATCAAGTTCAGCACGAATAACTAATGGTGAACGAGGTTCCATTGAAATCTTATTTTCTTTGAACGCAAGAATGCCTGTTTGATGAGTGTTAATAAATTCACCGATAAGGGCTTCATAATCAATCACATTAACTTTAACTACGTTATCACGTATAGCTACCATCTCGCCGACAATTCTGTTATAAATCTTTTTAAGATCATAATTTACTATGCCTGTTTTAATAGCTATCTCGCCGCCTGTCATTGTAGCTGCGATTAAGTTCTCATAGAATCGATACGCGGTATCTTCGCCAAAGTCTTTTCTAAATTGGTCAACCCATTTATCCATCATCTTTTGAATTTCATCATCACTATGTTTATACAAAGCAAAAATAAACTCACGGCCAGCCCAGCCATAATTAAATCTAAACTTGTCGAATATTTCTTTACCAAGTGTAGGCTCGTCAAGGAACGCTTGAGGTTTACGTACTGCAAACTCAATTAACCTAGCTACCTCACCATTAGGGTCTTTCTTCAGTATACTTAGTTTGTCATACATACTCTGGTTAGAAGTAAATATAGCAATCAATGATGCTGACATCTCGTGATCTCGTTCTGCGTTGACTGATGCTTGCATACGGATTTTAGATTTACCCTGTGAAATCTTGTGGATCAACTGAGATAAGTCTTTAGGAATAATGTTACCTACCTCATCTAAACCAAATGGGATATTGTGTAAACCTAAATAGCGCCCTGTCATACCATTTGTTGTAGCTTCTAGTACCGATAGGTCTTTCGGGTTACCCCAAACTGAGAGGCAACTATATAGAGCGCCTGTTTTAGCCGCACCTGATTCACCTGTTAAGGATATAGTAACTCCTGATGTCGAAGTTTTATTCATGAGGATTGAGCCGAACCCGGTTAACAAAGTAAACGCATGTAGTTCAAGACTAGGTTTACTAAGTTTATTAGCTGCTTCTTTCCATGCTTCGTAGGAACCTGCAGGCGTTAAGTGTTTAGCTATACTCTTACATAAAGGTGATGTTGGTGATGTTACTTCTTTACCATCTCGTAGTAGTTCTGATTCTCCTACTACAAAGGATTCTTGATTGGGCGTCCAACCCATTTGCATACGCATAATTTCTGCTGCATTTTTATTTGTGAGGTAGTGACCCCATTTAACTATATAATTCATAAGATATTGGCCTCCTTTGGCATCTGTATTAAATAAAACACCCTGAGACGCAATAATCTTTTTTAAATCCTCTACCGCATAAACTCTGCTCATAGGGAGTAAAAACTCACGTTCAGGGTCATTTGGCAATATCGCTTTCATCAATAAACAATCTCCATCTGCTGGACTATAAATCCGTTTCAATGGGAATAGGTCATACAATGTTACTAATATTGGATCACCAGGAATAGGCACACCATCTTCATCGTACTTGGGAGCAGGCATACAATAGATACCGCCTTGCTTACCATATACGAATGGATAGAGAGCCTCGGGCAACGATGATAAACCCCGTGTAACTACCTCTGCATGTTCTTTAATATGCTCAATAGTCTTAACTGACATTGATTGATCTAATGGTTTGATCGGTTCTTCGACAGCTATTTTAAATATTTTTCCAAGAGCAAGCGGATTCGTAATTTTGCCCCTACTAGGGCATCCAGTACATATACCTGGATTAACATTATTGAAAGTCTCACATGAGTGAGGCATGCCTTGTGTTGCTTGCGCTTTTCTAATAGTTTCTCTTTCATCATAATTAGGATACTCCTTTGAGATTAAATGAATTGCTGATTCTTTATCAGCACAATGTTGCGCTATGGATAAGCCTGAATACCACAAAGGTTCTTGTAGTGTTTTAACATTATCCATAATGAAGTTAATCTGAGCACAACCTTTCGATTGTATAATCTTCTCAAAATTAGATTCAAAGTTATCTAGCTTTAATGCTTTACGTTGATCTTCGCTAAGTCCTTTAGGTGCGGCTTGTAATATATCAGCAAGACTTGGTTCAAGATTACCTAAGAACTCTTTGAACTCATCAAATACATAAATAGGTAAATCATCGCCGATAACTTTAGTTGGCGAAGGAGGCATAGTCTTTTGATTAAATGTATCAGGGCAACGTAAGATACGTGCTAGATCAGCGGTAACCACAGGGTCTATGTTTAAACCATGTGTTAAACAGAAGTCTTTAAATTTTTCTGCGTAAGGTTTCCACTCAGTCGCGGGAATGTCTCGGTCAAATAACCAATAAGAATGGATACCTGTTCCCGAGTCAATCTTAACAGGAGGAGGTAAATTATTTTCTAGTACGAATTGATCAAGCGCTTGAAGTGCATCTTTTTTTGATGCGTAGCCTTTGCCGTCGCCTACATCGAGGTCAACAAAGAAAGACCTAACAAACTTAGCCTCATCTGCTTTCCGACTATATCCGCCGAACGAACTAAGCGCAACAAAGATGTTGGTAGGTGTATTCTTTTTAGACTCGATGAACTCAGCAAGCTCATCTATATTTTCTACGAATTTGTGTTTAGTTAACTTAACTATCGGATCGATTGTAGCTACGCAATAAACGCCTGTAGATGGCAATGCTTTTTTATAAAATTCTTTCATCATTTGCAGTTTCCTAAATTTTTAGTCAACAGTTCTCCGCCACATAAAATCATGTGTTTTTTATCGCTCACGGGGAGAATTCTATTCTACTACTTTTTTAAAGTTTGTCGATAACTTTAGTATCTATATATTCTTTTACTTGTAATGTACTTGACAAAGGTAATTCTCCTACTTCTAAAGAATCACTAATAATGTCCATTAGCTTTTCGACTTTATCTATATTTCTTTCTCGTATGGGTTTTCCCCTAAACCAGTTATACACTGACATGCGAGATACGCCTAATAGTTTAGCAATAGGATCAGGTGGCAGATTAGCTTTAACACATAGCTTACCTAACTGCACACCTAATCTTTTTTGATTAAGACCATTAAGACTTAGTAAATATTTTTCACTATAACACTTAGCCATGATAGTCCTTAAGTTTTAACCGACCATTTTTTAACAATGCTACTTACATCATTTGGCTTCTGTATAGGTGCA